CTTCGCCAGCGCGATCGCGTTCTCGATCGCGGCATCGCCGGCGCCGACCACGATGATCGTCTCGGATTCGTACTCGTCCGGATCGTCGAGCTGATACTGGACGAAGGGCGCTTCCTCGCCCGGTACCCCCATCTTGCGCAGATTGCCCTGCAGGCCGATGCCCAGCACGACAAACTCCGCCCGCAGCTTGCTGCCGTCGACCATGCTCAGTTCGAAACCGGGCTCGAGCGGCGTGATCTTGCTGACCTCGGCGTTGTAGCGGATGTTCACGCCGCAGTCCGCCATGGCCTTGTCCCACGCTTCCAGGATGGCCTCACGGCTGCCCGCCTCGAAGGGCGCATCCGAACGCAGCGGCAGCGCGTCCGGCTCGGCCATGACGTGCTTGCCTTTCTGGTACTGGTAGATCGTGTTCGACAGCTGTGCCGAAGCTTCCAGCAGAATGTGCGAGACGCCGTGCTTGGCCGCTCGTGCCGCTGCGCTCTTGCCGCCCGGTCCGGAACCGACAATGGCGATCTTGACCTGCTCGGTCATCACTTCCCCCAGAAGTCTGCTCAACGCCCCGGCCTAGTGTAGCCCAAGCTCGGCAAGGGGCAACGCTTTGTTCACAAATGAGAGCAGGGCTGAGGGCTGAGGGGTGAGGGATCAGGCTTGCTGTTTCAAAGCGATCATGCGCTTCGGGCTGGCGACAGTGGCTTGACGTGAAGATCGCTGCTTCGAAGACTCTTGCTTGAGCCGGAGCTTGATAAAGAGGGACGGAGGAGCTTGAAAATTGCCCGGGATGAGCCGGGATGAGCCGGGATGAAGTGGGACAGGAAGCAACAGTATTGCAGAAGTGGAAATGCGCCGACGTCGTCGTTTATGGGGCGAGATACGCGGCGGCGAGGGCTCGGATGTGGACGGCGTCTTCGGCTGAGACGCCCATGAAAGCGCGCGCCGGGAGGCCGGGGTGGTTGACCTTCTTGACCACCGTCGCCTTGCCTGCCTGGCGGTTCCTCGCACCTCCAAAAATAGATATGTCGGCGCCGAACGCGAGGGCCTTGCCGTTCTTCGGGAAGATCACGTAAGGGTCGGTGCCTTCCTGGTGCCAGCGGGCTTGCTTCGCCGTTGCTCGCAGCTCGACGAAGTCGCGTCCGGTGGTCGGGGCGATCTGGTCGCGCATGGTGCCGGTGTCGAGTAGCGGCTGGCGGCCGCTGCCGTCTCGGAGCGCTGGCCAGATCGAGCCGTCGGGTGCGGTGCTGGTCTGGAATCGTTCCTGGGTGCTTTCGAGCAGGGTCTCGCCGATGTCGGCCATCAGCGGGCTCAGGTCCTGGCCGCGGCGGATCAGCTCCTTGAAGAGCGCCTGCGCCTCGCGGTCATCCCATTCGATTTTTACCGGATCGGTCATAGCTCGCCTTGGAGGACGGTCCAGTCGGCCAGGTCGGCGCGGCTTTCGAGGGCCATTGTACCGACCCAGTTGGCGCGGGTCTGCTGCCTGGTGGCGTCCAGGTTGACCCGGATGGTGCGGTACTGGCCAGCCTCCGGTGTGGCGAACTTGAGCGACTTTCGGTTCGGCGCCTGGAGGATGATCGGCGCCTCGTTGATCAGGTCGGGCAGGTCTGCGAGCTGCTCCGAATCGAGCATCTGTCGCATTGCCTGGGCGTTGATCGCGATCAGGGCGGTCGATGGCTCGGCGCGCATCGCCTCGATCGTCGCCGGGTTAAGGAATGCAACCGGCGATGCCACGCCGATGCTGCGCAGGCCGTTGTCCAGGTCAAACGCCAGGCGCGCGGTGGTTGCTGGCCAGTCCAACAGCCAGTCGACGCGCCGGCGCTGGGCGTCTTCGAGCGCTTTGGTGCGCCAGGCAGGTGGCAGCTGCATGACCTTTTCACCGAACGCCACTGCGGCAGGGAGCGATCGCGCAGCCTTGCCGACGTGGTAGGCCCATTCCGGCGGCGTCTCGTCGCCAACGTCGGGCGCCTTGTCTGGCGTTCGGCCGAGGACTCGAAGGCGAGCTGCAGACACGCCGGTGACGGTGCAACGGCAGCCCCAGCCATTAGGCGGGTAGTTGACGCTCCACCACGGATGGTCCGACCGCAAGATCAAGTCATCCCACGCCTTGTGCTGCTCGCGCGGGTTGGCGATCGTGTTGTGCTGGTAGCGCAGATAGGGGAACTTCTGCAGCTGCTCCCAGCGGCCAGCCATGTAGCTGGTGCGCAGGTTGGTCTGATAGATGATGCGCGTGCGCCAGGCGCGGCCGGCGGCGGTGCTGCTTCCGGTCCAGCCTTCCCAGCGGCCTTGCACGATCTGATCGAATCGGGCGCGGAAGTCGGCCAGTGTTTCGCCTTTCTCGATCGCGTCGCGGATCGCCTGGCGCATGTCTTCCAGGACGTCCATCCGGGCCAGCCCGGCGACCATGAAGCCGTGCGCGTGATCCTCGCGCAGCAGGTCATCCCAGCGCGCGCTGGGCACGTTGACCTTGCGGCGAAAGAAGGCTGCTTGTTGCTCGAAGGGCTGGTAGGCGATGCGGGCGTCAGGCATCGATGTCACCCTGCTCCCTGATCAGATGAGCCAGTAACCGCAGGCGTTCACACTCCCTGGTTAGCGCCATTTCGACGCTGCCATAGTGCTTGTCGTCACGCCTGTAGTCTTCGAGGAAGCCGCCGACTTCGTTGGCGCGGCGATCGAGGATCTCTGCAATCTCGGTCCTGAAGGTCACGAGTCTTCCCCAACATCCGCCTGCCCGGCCAACTGCCCCGCACCAAACCCCTGCGCGAGCGTCTCGCCCAGCTCCTCGATCGGCAGCACAGTGAACAGCCCGCCGAGTCGATCGAGCAGCTGCTCGAAGCTTTCGGCGCTCATCACTTCGGTGCGGATCCGCGCGACCCATGCGTCCGTCAGCGGACCCGCCTTGGCGGCGATCTGATCGACCAGCGCGGTGAGGTAGTCATCACCGGCCGCGGCGAACGCCGGCGCCGCCGGGTCAGCGGGATCGGCCGGCAGCGTCGTCTCCAAAGCGCCCGGGATATCGACCGCTTCCTGCCTCGGCTCCCAGCCGTCGCCGTAGACGCCCTGCACATAGCGCGGCGTCGGCTTGTAGCCCATCGCGTACACCTTCGTGTCGCGCTCGGCGCGCTCGTTCAGATCCTCCGGATCCTCCATGTCGCGCCACACTTTCGGCGGCGCCGCGGTCGGGTAGTTCAGCGCCGTCACCCAGCGCGCGGGTCCGCGGTTGAACGACTCGCTGATCAGATCCGCATCGGCCTTGACCAGGTCGCCGCGTACCTCCATGTGCACCTTCGCCTGCGACAACGACGAGCCGTCTTCGCTGGTCATGGTCTGGCCCAGCACCACCTTGGCGATGGTGTCGTCCATCCGCTGCTGCAGCACTTCGTAGCTTGGCGTGCCGCTGCGGCCCGCCTCCAGAAGCTCCATGAGCATGCCTTCCGGCAGGATGATTCCGCTGTCGGACTGTACCGCCGCGGTCGCCGCCAGCAGCTTGGTCTTTTCCTCGTTCGTGGCGCTGGGGCCATACTTGCCCACCACTGTTGGCGCGCCGAACTTTTCCAAAAACCGGAGCCAAAACCCGAGACCCTCGCGCTTGAACAGCACCGGCCAGTACAGCCAGTGCGCCAGGCCCACGCCATAGGGCTCGTCGTCGTGATCGGCGCCGGTGGCGTAGTGCCAGAAGTAGGGCGCCTCGGCCGGCTCGCCCAGCGCCATGTTCTGCGGCGTCAGCAGGCGCAGCCCATAGTCACCGTCGAAACCGAAGCGCCGCCGGTTGCGAACCTTGACCGCGTCCATCACCACCTGCGCGCCGTCGCGGGCATAGACCAGCTCGGACACCGCGTAGCCGTAGAACACACCCCACAGCATCAGGTTGGTGATGCGATCCCAGCCGACGTGCTCCAGCTGCGCGCGCAGGCTGTCCGCCGCGGCCTTACTCTGGCGTCGATTGTCGCCGGGCTCGACCACCCATTCGCGCGAGGTGACCGCCAACTGGCGCTGCTGATAGGTCGAGTGCACCTGCGGATCGGTGGCCACGCGCTCGTAGATCTCCAGCGAGCCGGCACCGCGGTTGATCAGCACCGAATCGGTCGGCCGCAGCAGACCCGACACGTAGCCGCGAGTGATGTCGCGGCCGTCGCGGGTGGTCGCGATCTCGCGCTGCAGGTTGGGCGTGGTCATCAGAAGCCTCGCAGGTTCAGCGAGCCCGGCACGGTGCCGAACCCGACGTCAGTGGTGACAACGCCCGGGCCGTCGAGGCGCGTCTGCAGCCGCGGGCCGGTGGACTGGAACTCGATCGGCGCCGATGGATTGCTCGCGGCGTGCTTGGCCAGCGCCAGCGCCCAGAAGCGATCGGCGTGGCCGTCCGGCGTGCGTTCGGCGGTGAAGCGGATGTTGCCGGCGGCGGTGGTCTGCTTGGTCACACTGCGCAGATCCGACCGGATGACCGGATCGTAGGGAATGCGCATGGTGCGGTCCTGCATGCTGCCGCGCACCGGGTACGCCAGTTCCTCCTTCACGCGCGGGGTGAAGGTCACCGCCTCCACTCGCGATTCACCGAACCGGTCCTGGGCGTCGTCAGACCAGCCAATACCCAGCCCGGTCGCGTCCCAGCAGCTGCGCTGGCAGATCGCGATCCACGGCCAGATGATCGCCTCCTGGTCGGATTTGCGCATCCGCTCCATCGGGATGACCTTGCGGGTGTAGAGCACGTCGCCGAGCCGCTCAAAGATCCACAGCACGGTCAGATCGCGCTTGCGGCCGATATCGACCCCGGCGTACAGCTCGCGGCCTCTGAGATCCTCAACAGTCAGCTGCTCGTTCAGCGCCCACTCGGCCTGCGAGTACTCGCAGCTGGCGATCAGGTCATATTCCAGGAAGGCGACATCGTCGTCGGCCGGCTTGCACATGTACTCCTGCTGGAAGCTCTCTTCGTCGACGCAGCCCGACCGGACGAAGTCGAAGTACTGCTGCTCGTCCATTTCCTGCCGCTCGTCATCCTCTGGCAGCTTGGCCTGCAGCTTCCACAGCAGCCCCTCGTTCAAGGCGTCTTCCAGAGTCACACGGTGCAGGCTGATGCCCTTTGGATTTCCGCCCTCACGCACCTCGCGGATCAGCTGGTTGAAGAAGTTGTGTGACCCGCGGTGGGTGCTGAACACCTCCAGATTGCCGCCCCAGGTGATGCCGGGATAGGCGATCGCCCACAGCTTGCGCGGGTCCGGATGCAGCGCGAACTCGTCCAGCACACGCCCGCCGCGCTTGCCCGCCTGGGCGTCCGGATTGCTCGACATGCTGTTGATGCGCAACTCGTTGGCGAAGCGCAGCGCGTAGGCGGTCTGCCGTGTCTCCGGATCGATCACCACCTCGCCCATATCAGCCGCGGCGATCTCCAGCACGCTGGTCCACAGCTTGCAGTCTTCGATGAACAGCCGCGCCTGCATCTCGTCGCGGGAGCTAACCCATTGATCGAAGCGCGCGCTCTTGAGCGCGGTGCGGCGCACGCACGCATAGGCGGTGGCCCAGGTCCAGCCGATCTGGCGCGCTTTTTCCGCCAGCTTCAGCCGGCTCTTGTCATTGATCCAGCGCGACTGCGACGGCAGGAAGATGGCCTTGCGGTCGGCCGGGATGCAGCGCGCGTTGCCCATCAACGCATCCCCGCGATCAGGATCATCGCGACAGCGGCAAGGAAGCTCAGGACCATGAACAGCGCAGCGAGCACCCCCGCAGAGAGTTGCGCTGCGATGACCACCCAGCGCAGGACGTTCATCAGCACACGCCTTGCAGGCGAGCGTCGATCGCGGCCATCGTCTCGTCGGACACGCCGGCACCCTCGGCCAGGCGGCGCACGTCGGCCGCGGCGCTCTTCATCTTCTCGCGCACTTCGGCCTGGTAGCGCTTGAGCCCCACGCTCGACCGGTTCATGTCGGCGATCGCCCGCACCAGCTTGGGGAAGTCCAGGCTGTCCGGATCCACCTGCAGATCGATCAACAGATCGAATGCCATCTGCTGCGTCAACCGCAACAGCGCTTCGTTCATGGCACCGTCGTCATCCGGCGACGCCTGGACAATCGCCCGGGCCTGTTCGGTGCTGGACTGCAGCGCGCGCACGCGGTCTTCGAAGGTCATGCCGAAGCGGTGCACGGAAGCGCGCGAGATCTTGAAACCTTCGCTCTGCAGCCATTCGGCCAGCGCGTCATAGCCGGCAAAGCCGTTGCTGATCAGCCGCTGTTCCAGCTCCCGGCGCACTTCGTCCGGCAGTTGCGAGACCTTCGAGCGCACGCCCATTGGCTCAGCGCTCCGGCCGTGCGATGCCCGCATTGCAGGGCACGGTGTACTCCACCACGTCAGTGCCCAGGTGGGTCAGCTCGCACAGCCACAAGTTCGGCGTGTTGCGGTCGATCTGGATCAGCTTGCGCGCCTCCAGATATTTCAGCTCCGATCGCAGCTGCGTCGGCGTCATCGGCAGCCGGATGTCGGTCAGCACGCGCAGCACCAGCGTCTCGGCGACAGCTTGCGGCCGGCCGGCATTCAGCGTGGCCAGCACGCGCCAGCGGGCCTCCTCGCGCTGGGCGCGCTCCAGGTCATGTTGCAGCGTCATTGCTCGTCTCCCGGGCGTTGCATGCGCGCGAGCTGCGCGCGTGTCAGATCAGAGATGCGATCGCCGAGGCGGTCGATCTTGGCGTCGATCACGGTCGAAAACCGGATCCAGTCTTCCCGCCGCACGTACTCCACCGGCAGCATCTGGCTCACCTGGCTGAGCTGCAGGCGCAGCTCGCGGATGCCGTCGCTTTCGCGGTTGAGTGTGCGCTCCAGTGATTCGAACCGATGATCCAGCCGCTGTTGCGACTGCGTCAGCAGCCAGCGCCCCACACCACCGGCGGCGCCGAGCAATCCCAAACCGAGGAAGCCCAGCCACACCAGGTGTTGCGGTTCAATCGAGAAAATCACGTCAGCCCTCCCAGTCGCAGCCGTTCGGCAGCATCGTGTGCACACGCCGCACAGCGACCGGTGTACGGCAGCGTCTTGCGCCGGCCGGCCTCGATCTCGCCTTCGCATTCGGCGCAGTGCGTCGGCGGGCCACCCGGGCGCACCGCCTCGATCACCCGCGCGGCGATCGCCGCTGCGCGCTCCATCTCGGCCAGATCCGCCGCCAGTTCGCCTTCATCGATCACCAGACGACTCCGGCAGTTCCCGCAGCGCCGCGCGGTCCCGGTTGGCGCGGATCAGCAGCAGCTCCAGCTGCCGCGCGCACATCTCCAGCTCGGCGTTGATCGAACCCGGGCACACCACCGGCATCGGCAGCGGATCGGTCAGCGCGGACGGGACCGGCGCCGATATCGGCACCTCCACCAGGCGCACCGCCGGTGCCGGGCAGTTGCGCGTGTTCGAGCTGGCGCAGCCGCTGGACGCCAGCACAAACAGGCTGCAGGCCCCAATCGCGACACTCGCCCGCATAGAGCGTGGCCCGTTCCGATACCGCATCAATCACCCCCAGTGTGTGCGCCGCGCTCGCCGCCTCCGCCGCGCGCTGCAGCTGCGCCGTGCGGTCCGCCATCCGTCCCAACCGTGCCCGCAGCTCGCCCTCGGCCGTCTGCGCCACCACCAGATCTGCCGCGCACTGCATGGCCTGTGTCTGCAGCGCAGTGAAGCGCCAGTCTTCCCAGCGATTGCCCAGACCGGATGCCGCCACCGCGACCGCTTCCACGATGCCCGGCGCCCGCTGACCACCCGCGATCGACTGCGCCGCGCGCAGCCAGCTCGGCCGGCCGAGTTCGTAACCAATCCAGCCGCCGACGGCAACGCCGAGCAGCAACCATGCCCACCAGCGATTCATTGGTGATCCCCCTGTGAAGGGAGTGTTGGCGCGGGCTGTGTCACTGATTGAGACGGAGGCGACTCATAGGGCCGCTCGAAGTAGTAGGTTTCGACTGCGCAACCCACGAAGCACATCGCAATCACCAGGACCAACAGCACCAGCCTTCCGGAGTCGCCCAAGTCGGCTGCCTTGGCCACCCCGAGCGCGCCAAAGATCGCAAACCCCATGAGGAGCATCCAGTAGCTCATCGCCGCGGCTCCCGGCTCGACATTGCCGATTGCCAGTCGGGCACGGGCGGGTCCTTCTTGCGCCCGGGCACCAGCGGTGCATCGAATACCCGACCAATCCAGCGGAAGAACGAGCCGAACACTTCCGGGCCCAGATCGAAGATGGCCGCCAGCAGGTTTGCGAGCGGGGTCACCGTGCACACGCCGCGGCCGATCAGCGTGCCGATCGTGTCCGTTGGGCTGTAGAACTCGTTGCCGCACTTGGCCACGTCCTTGCGGTAGTTGCGCCAGGTGCGGGCGGTGTATCCATAGGCGCACAGCAGCAGCGGCAGACCGTAGAACAGCACCATCCACGGGCTGTTGAAGGTCAGCGCCAGAAGCCAGACCGAGACGCTCTCGAATAGCCCGCTCACGGCGCAAACTCCGGCCGCACCACGCACCCCACACCGTCTGTAATCTCGACCTCCACATCGCGCGTGTCCTGCGCCACCACCAGCACATCGACACCGTCGCGGACTTCCGTCCAGGCCGTGCGGCCGGTGGCTCGCCAGACCAGTCGCCGCGCGCCGGTCGGATCCAGGCGCCAGCACTCCACCGCCACGCCATGCGGCTGCCCTGGCAGGGCATCGGCGGCGATGGCTTTCAGGTTGCCGGCCATGAAGCCGCTCAGCATCCCGACCAGGATCCAGACGAAGGCCGCGCTCTTCCACATCCGCGCCTGCAGCTGCGGTTTCGCTTCCTGCTCAGCTGCCTCTGCCCGCATGCGCAGCTGTTCCAGCGGTCCCGCGATGCCGTACATCAGTCCCTCCCGCTCTTGCGTGAAATGCCGTAGTCCATCACCAGCACCAGGCACCAGATAACCAGTAGCAGTGCGGCCAGCCACATCACCGCCGCGCCTTTTTCCACAGCGCAATACAGCCCCAGGCGACCGCGAACAGCAGCGCCAGCGGCAGCAGCAACAGCAACCCCAAACCCGTGATCGTGCTCAACATCAGCTCGGCTCCCACTTCCCGTCGCAAAGAGCGCGCTCCGCAGCGCGCCGCCGTTCCAGCCCTCGCAGCTTTCGCCCGCCGGCATAGACCCAGTCCTCCAGCGCGGCGCAGGCCCTGGGCCAGTCGCCGGCGTTGGCGTACCGGCGCACACGCGGCATCGAGCCGCTCTTGAGCCAGCACAGCCCATCCTTGATGCCCTTGCCACCGGGGCCAACGTTGTAGGCAAAGCTGGTCAGGGCGGCCGCCTGGTAGTCGGTCATCGGCCCGGTGATGCAGCGCTCCACCGTCTGCCAGGCCTCGCCCAGGTCAGACCGGAACAGCCGCTCGCACTCGGCCTTGCTGTACGGCCGGTCCTCGACGTTGCCGGTGTGGCCACGGCAAACCGTCAGCACCTGGACGGCATCCCGGTACGGCGTGGGCGAGTAGCCCTCCCACGGCGCCACCACGATGCCCGCAATCAGCAGGATGCCCAGGACGCTGGCCACCACAGGGCCGGCGTGCGTCGTAGAGGTGGAGACCGGATCGCTCATGGCGCCAGTCTCCCGCGCGACAACTGCGGAGTATTGGGAAAGGGTTCCAAAGCCAGAACCAGATCAGATGGCTAGGCTAGAGCCTTCGACGGTGGCGCCGACCGATTCGGCGCGTAGCTCAAGGATCGAACATGAAACCCACCATCGGCCGCATCGTGCATTTCACGCCGGGCCAGCACCAGCCCACCGCACGAATCGTTGATTCGTCCGGAAAGCCACAGCCGCTTGCCGCGATCATCTGCGGCATCTGGTCTGAAAACTGCGTCAACCTCGCGGCCTTCGACGCCAACGGTTCCCCGCTGAGCGCTACCAGCGTCCCGCTGGTCCAGGAAGGCGACCCGAAGCCCGACAGCTACTTCTGCGAGTGGCCGCCGAGAGCATGAACCGACTCCGCGCCCTGTTCCAATCCGCCCTAGCCACCGCCCGCGGTGCCGCCAAGGCAGCCGGAATGACGCAGCAGCTGCTCACCCACGCCGTCGTGTGGGTCAGCGGCGCCCTGGTCGGCGCGCTGATGGTGGGACTGCTTGTGGTCTCATGTTCGGGAGGGGATTGACCATGAACCACTTCGACTGGACAACCCATCGCCCGCCACCAGGCTGGGCTACTCGATCCCTTGCAGCTGCTCCGCCAGCGAAGCCAGCAATGCGGCTGCGCCAGATTCTCCTACGCGCCTGGCGCTGGCTTGTGCCCCGGCAAGCTCCCTGAACAGATCATCCATCTGCAGCGCGCCAGCCTCGCTGAGCGCCTTGACCAGCGCCTGATAGGCGAAGGCCCGTGACGTCCTGCTTTAAGAGATCCACATCAACGCGTAGGGATACCAGTTCGTCGGCGCTCATGGGGCGGGGTCCTTCCGCGCTCCCGCAAGCAAAACGCTACCCGCCAGGATCAGCCCCACGCCGCTGCCCAGCAGCGCAAGCCCGATCGTTCTGTCCCCAGCACCTTCGGGCGCTGAGATCGGCTGCGGCTTCTTCCCGGCGGCTACCAAGTGCGCGTTGATCTGCTGCTGAGTTTGAGAAGTTGCCTCGTTGAGATTCCGGATGATCCGGTCGCTCTCGCTTTCGGGCATCAACTGCCCAACAGACATCAGCGCGAGCGCGACACCGGCAGCAAGAAATACGAAGGCCAGCGCTTTCACTGCGCCAGTTCCGCCTGCAGCTTCTTTCCGCGGGGTGAGTCCAGCGGCAGCAGGGTCTGCTGGCCGCACGCCCGGCAGGCCTTGTGCTTGGACGACAGGCGCCAGATCGAGTAGATCAAGCCAGGCAGCAGGAAGCACAGCCACAACACGATCTCGATCCCGATATTTCCCTTCGTCACCGACTTCGGTGTGCCGACGTGGCCACAGTCGGCGCAGATCAGCTTGGCCATGAGCTTTCCCCTTTGCTGCTGGTGGTCTTGAGTACTGTCCTCAGGGCGCGGAATCTCTCACTTGAGTTTGGCGAGCTGCGCGGCGAGGTTGCGGATAGTGTCCCGATTGGGTGGGGTGCAGGCACGGAAATTGGCAAGCAGCTCCGCTTCTTGCTCACCTTCTCGCATGAGGTCCTCGTACTTCAGCAGCTGATCCCCAGGCGTGTCCGCCTCTGCGACCGCATGCCTGACGCGCCGAAGCGCGTCCCGGAACTCTCTGTTGTGCCCCGTCACGACGTAAGCGATGTCGATTCCGGCCTCGCCGAGCGCCAGCAGCTTGTCTAGTGGGACGTTGCCCTTCTCGAACCAGTTGTAGAGCGTGTTCCGAGCCACCCCGACGTCACGCGCAAGTTGCGCGACGCCTCTTGCTTCGGCTTCGGTTCGCAAGCGCTCAGATGGTGTGCTCATAAATCAGGTCATCCCTGGGCTTGACGTGCTCAAAATATTGAGCAACTATCAGCCCCTACCAACAGCGGCTGACAAGGATACTCCGATGCCGACAGTTCCACCGCCGAGCCTGAAACTTTTGCGGCGCATCAAGGCTCACTTCATCGCAAATGGCACCACACTCGCAGAGTGGTGCCGTGCGAATAACCAACTGCATTCGAACGTGCGCCAGGCGATCCTTGGGAGCTGGAACGGCCCTAAAGGCAGTGCGCTCCGCGCCAAGCTCTGCCGCGAGGCGGGTATTCGTGCCGAGGACCTCGCGGCATGAAAACAAAGAGCCCCAAGAGCCCCAAGAGCCCCGCCCCCGAGCTGGTGGAAGCTCGTGATCTTCTCGTTGATCTGGCAGCCGCCTTCGCCAGCGGCACTTACGAGGGCCTGTTTGAGTTCGCAAAGACAAACGACGTCTTCCAGCGGCTCACCAAGAAGGCGTGCCGATGCTGCCGTCAAGTTAAGGAAGATCCGATGCAGCGCCTGTGGCTGCTGCTCGTCCACGCACGGTACGCAGTTATGGAACGGTCGAAATGAACCTCCCCGACCGCATCGTCGCCTTCGTGCGCGCCCGTGGCGAGGCCACCGACGCGATGGTCTACGCCCAGTTCGTCAAGCCCGCTGGCCCGTATCAGGCCGTGATCCAAGGCCACCTGGCCAAGCTGGTGCAGGACAAGCGCCTGACCGCCGCAAAGGCCTTCACCACCTTCCAGGTGACGTCATGAGCGCCCAACTTGCGCGCGCCTTCGCCCTGATCGATGCGCTTGCCGGCCACAGTTTCGAGGGTCGCCGCCTGCGCGACATCGCCCAGGCTGTGGAGCAGTCCATGCCGACCACGCTGCGCGACCTGCAGGGCCTCGAAGAGATCGGTCGCGTGGAGCGCCTGCCTGGTGCGAACGAGTTCTGGCGCATCAGCCCGAAGCTGATCCAGCTGGCCATGGCGCATCAACACGAAGTCACGCGCCTGAACCAGCGCGTTGACGACTTCACCAACCGCTACAGCCGTAGCCCCCATTGAAGGATGAACCCATGAGTCACTTTGTGCTTGTCGATGGTGTTGCAACAAGAGTGGTGCTCCAGGCCGTTGCCGATCCGGTGAGCGGCTTGCTGCTCCAGGCGCGCTGGGGCGTGGTCGGGGGTGCCCGATGAGCGGCAAGGAACTGGAGATCGTAGGCAAGACGCCGCCCGAGCTGGCCGCGCGCGAGAGCGAGATGCGCACGGCAGCGGAAGCTTTCGCCGATGACCAGCGCGCGATCACGCTGCGCATGGGCGAACGTCGTGGGCGTCGGGACGTGCTTCAGTCCCTCGCAAAACTGGTCACCGTGACCGACTTGGAGGACATCAAGGCCATCAAGGAATCGGCAGCCTATAAGGGTTTTCAGTGCCGTGATGAAGATGGGCAACTGGTCACGGTGACCAAATGGGAGGACTACTGCAGGCTGGTGGAGGGGCGTTCTAGGGAGATTATCGACAACGATCTGAAGAACTACGCGAAGTTCGGAGGCGAGGGTTTCAACGCCCTCCGCGCCCTCGGCATCGGCCCCGCCAAGATGCGTGAGCTGCGCCTGGCCGGTCTGCCCGAGGATGACAACGCGGCGCTGATCCAGCTTGCTCAGGCCGGCGACAAGGAAGGTGTGCTGGACCTGGCCGAAGAGCTGATCGTGCGCCAGCGCGAGCAGAAGCAGAAGCTGCAGGCTGAGCTGGAGGAGGCACGCGCCACCGTCGCAGCCAAGGATGAACGCGCCGACAAGCGTGAGCGCGAAATCGAGTCTCTGCAGGCGCAGGTACGCCGTGCACGCGGCGACCTGGCCCGCGCCACTCCTGACGAGCAGACCGAACGACTGCGCTCGCTCGCGCAGGCAACGGCCATGCAAGTACGGCTGGACCTGACGGCTGGCCTCGACAACGGCGAAGCGGGCGAGGACTGCGACAGCCTCTATAACCGGTTCATGCAGCTGGTCGAAGACGCTCCGCAGGATCGTGGCCGGATGGAGTACATGGCCGGGATCGTGGGCGAACTGTTCACGGAGCTGCGCCGTTTGCGCGACCACTTCGGCCTGCCGATCGTCAATGACCACGGCGCGCCAGACTGGATGAAGGGTGCCTGATCGTGAGCCTCTCACCAGCCATGTACGAGCAGCTGCTTGCGGTCTACCAGGAAGCGCGCGCGGCCGGTCACGGCGGCAAGACGGTCGTTTACCGCCGCGCAGCTGACCGCATGGGTGTGTCCGTCGCGACCTTGCTCAAGCGGATGGAGCAGGTGCGCGGCCCCACGGGACGACGCCGTCGGCGAGACTTCGGATCACACTCGCTGGGACGTGACGAAGCGCTGCAGATCGCCGCGGTGGTGGAGCAGACGCGACGCCTGACAGGTACCGGCGAGCTGCCGCTGGGTGAGGCGGTGCGCATCCTGCGCGCCAATGGGCGGATCGTGGCAGGGCAAGTCGACCAGGACACCGGCGAGGTGCAACCGCTCAGCGAATCCGCCATCCGCCGCGCGCTGAGGACCTATTACTGCCACCCCGGTCAGCTGGCCGAGCCGACCGCGGCGATCCGTATCGTCAGCGAACACCCCAACCACTTCTGGCAGACCGACGCATCGATCTCCAGGCAGTTCTACCTTGCCGACTCCGGCACGGCCATCATGCCGCGCGCCATGTACTACCGCGGCAAGCCCAAGAACTTCCAGGCGATCAACGATCGCCGCCTGATCCGCTACAACGTGACCGATCACACCAGCGGCTTCTTCCGCCTGTTCTATGCGCTGCGCGCCGAAAGCGCGATGAACGTCATCGCTGCCCTGATCCACGCGATGACGCCCGCCGAGGGCATTGCCATGCACGGCGTGCCGCGTGTGTTGGGCATGGACAAGGGCAGCCGCTCGCAGTTGGTCGAGAATTTCTGCGCCGCGCTTGGTATCGATGTGGTTGACCATGCCGCCGGAAACCCGCGTGCGCTCGGCGCATCCGAGAAGGCCCACGACCTGATTGAAACGGAGTTTGAGGCGTCGTTGAAGTTGCGCGAGCCGGTCACTTCGATCGAGGAACTCAACCGTCTGGCGGATCAGTTCGTCACCTACTACAGCGCCTGGAAAACCCACTCGCGTACGTTGCTGAGCCGGCGTGATGGTTGGCTACGGATCAAGCCAGCGCAGCTGCTGCTGGCGCCGTCGCCCAGCGTGTTGCAATCGCTGGCGCTGTCCACGCCCAAGAGTTGCGTGGTGCGCGATCTGACCATCAAGTTCCGCGGCGCGTGCTGGGACGTCCGGGAGATGCCTAACGTACTCAACGGCCAGCGCGTCGAGGTGGTGGTCAACCCGTTCGACCAGGACACAGTCCGCATCCTGCATACCGGTACCGACGGCCGTGCCGGCCATTTCTTGGCGCCGCGCATCGAGCTGACCGAGTGGGGCTTCCGCGCCGACGGCGCGCCGGTTGGCGAGTACAAATCGATGCCGGACACGCCAGCTGACTCAGTCCGCAAGGAAGTTGAGCGCATCGGCGCACAGGCAACCACCGACGCGGAGGCCGCACAGGCCCGCAAGTCCAAGCGGGTGCCGTTTGGCGGGTCGATCGACCCCACGCTTCACTGGGGCCAGTCGCCGCTGCCGGCCGCCCTGCCACGCGCTGGCACACCATCCAGTGTGCAGGCCCCCACCGAAGTGGCCCCGGTGCCGTTGCTGCCTGCCGCCCACCACATCTACACCCCGCAGCGCTGGGAGTTCCTGGACAGCGTCAAGGAGATCAAGCGGCGGGTCGAGGAGCGCGGTGCGCAGTGGCAGTCGGCGTTCTATGCCTTGGCCGCCGAGCGCTGGCCGGACGGCCTGACTGAAGACGAGTTCGACGGCGCGGTGCGGCAGCTGCTGGCGCCCAAGCTCACCGCCATCGGCGGAGGTGCTGCGTGATTGCCTTGCGCGCCCTCTGCGATGCCCACGCGATCCCGCTGGCTGATCTGGCCCGCGCTGCCGACATCAGCCGCAGCGCGGTCAGTCAGCTGGCAAACCACGGCCGCTGGCCGGTGCGCGATCGCGCCCGGGTGCGGACCGACATCACCGAGTTTCTGCGGACCCACGGCGTCACTGCCGACTGGACCCGCAAACAAAAGGCCCCGAAGCGCGCCAACGCTCCGAGGCCGGATTCCCTAGCCGATCAAGCCGAGGAGGCTCCCATGTTACTGCGACGCGAGACACTTCACCAATCCACCCGCGAGCACTTCCATTTACAGCGCGACCCGTTCGTCGAGCCGCGCGAGACGTCAGAGGTCTACACCGCCAGCCCGGACATCCGCTACGTGCGCGAGGCGATGATCGAGAAGGCGCGCTTCGGCGGCTTCCTGGCGATCGTCGGCGAAAGCGGTGCCGGCAAGTCCACCCTCCGCGAGGAACTGATCGACCGCCTGCAGCGCGAGCAGCAGCCGGTGCTGGTCATCCAGCCCTATGTGCTGGCGATGGAGGACAACGACAACAAGGGCAAGACGCTGAAGTCGATCCATATCGCCGAGGCGGTGATGGCGACGGTGGCGCCGCTGACCAAGACGCTGAGCAGCCCTGAGGCCCGCTTCCGCCAGCTGCACACCGCGCTACGCGAGAGCAGCCGCGCCGGGCATCGGCACCTGCTGCTAATCGAGGAAGCCCACAGCCTGCCGGTCCCGACCCTGAAGCACCTGAAGCGCTTCCTGGAACTGAAGGATGGTCTGCGCCCGCTGATCAGCATTGTGCTGATCGGGCAGCCCGAGCTGGCAGCCAAGCTGTCCGAGCAGAACCCCGAGGTGCGCGAAGTGGTGCAGCGGATCGAGATGGTCCACCTGCCGCCGCTCGACACCCACCTGCGGCCGTTCCTCGATCACCGCTTCAAGTCCGTCGGTGTGGCGCTCGACCAGGTCATCGAAGCCGACGTGCTGGACGCGATCACCTCGCGCCTGACCACCCAGACCGGCACCAGCCGCGGCGTCGCATCGAACCTGTATCCGCTAGCGGTGCAGAACGTGCTGGCCCGCGGCATGAACGCCGCCGCTGCCTTGGGCGCGCCGAAAGTCACTGCGGCGATGGTGCGGGAGGGTGGACGATGAGCAAGCCAACGATGGCTGATTTCGATGGCTTCAGCGGCGTCGATCTGATGCAGATCGAGCGCGAGCGTCAGATCCAGGACCTGGGCTACGACGCCGAGAACGATGACAGCTATGGCAGCAGTGGGGACCTGGTTCATGCGGGCATCTGCTACGCCCTTTCCACATGCGCCGACACCTTGCCCGGGTGCAATTGGGTCGCTCACGGGATCTGGATGTGGCCGGGGTCTTGTCCAGACTTGGCCTTGACCCCAGCCGACAAGATTCACCGACTGACCGCCGCCGGCGCCCTCTTCGCAGCCGAGATCGATCGCATCCAGCGCGAGCAGCGCGAAGGCGGTGCCGCATGAGCGCGCGAGTGATCACGCTCGAATCCGGTCTGTGGCTGACGATCGTGCTGCAGATTGACACCGACTTCTGGACCCCAGAAGTCACCCGCGAGTTCGCTGATTTCTGGGCCGACGAGTTGGACCCTGACCCGCTGATCGCGACGGCAAAGCGCCTCGCATCGCATGCGGTTCGCCGTGAGTTGGACGGGTTCAATCAGGAGTTCCTCCTGGAGTTCGACGAAGACGACGTAGAGGGCTGGCCCACCAACCTGCCTGGATTCCCCGGCGCGGTCGTTCTCGACATCGAATGTCCCAGCATCTCGCCCGATGCGTTCGAGGTCACTGAAGACTCTGGCGGTGCCGCATGAGCGCCGCCACGACTCGCCTTGCCACCCTCGCGCCAGGCCTGCGCGCCACCGGTGACCCGGTGGACGCCGGGCTGGCCGCGCTGATCACGCATCCGCGCCTGGACGAACTGCTGCGTCGCTTCGACGCCGGCGCCACGCTGTTTGCGATCGACGATGCCGGCTGTGAGTTGGTGGTGCATCTGGGCCGCCAGCTGTCCGTCAACGCCATCGCCCTGCAGGCGCTGTTTGCCGCCCTCACCCCCAAGCAGGTGGCCGCGACGCTGCGCATGTTCCTGGAAGAGATCGACCGCGTGCGGTCGGACTGGACCCCGCCGCCGGAGGTTCGCGCGCGGATCGAGGAGATCGAGCAGCAAGCCCAGACCAAGGAGAAACACTGATGCGCACCATCCGTTTGCGTACGAAGGTCAACACGATCATGAGCCATTCCCTGCAGCGCGCCGAGGAAGCCCTCGCCGCGCTTGACCAGGAAGGCTGCCAGGTCCACGCGCTGGTGATCCGCGACGGTCGGCCGGTGTTCCTGATCGAGCCGCCCACCGGCTGCTTCACCGCCGCGGTACAGATGCACCGCAACAACCAGGGCAAGCGCGAGTACGTCTGGATGGCCGAGGTGGCCGGCTGCAAGGTCGAGTGGACCGCGCCGGCGCACCTGCAGGCCGTCGGACCGTGAGCTACATCCCACCGGTCATCGGCGAGCGCATGCGCGACCTGATGCTCTCGATGACCGGCACCACCACCCCAGAGAGGATTGAGTCAATGGCAACGAAGAGAACCAGGATCAAGAGCACGGCGGCGGTCGATGTACCGCAGAGCCGCGAGGAGGTAGCCGCGGCGATCGCCGAGATCGGCGAGCGGCAGCGCGAGCGCGATCGCATCGCCGCTGCGATGAACGATGCGCTGGCCAACATCCGGCAGGGCTATGAGGCGGAAGCCGCACCCCACGCCGAGCGCATCAAGGCGCTGTTCGACAGCGTCAAGCTGTACTGCGAGTCCAACCGCGGCGTGCTGACTGGCAACGGCAAGACGAAAACCGCCCGCTTCGCCAGCGGCGAAGTCAGCTGGCGCACCCGCCCGAAGTCTGTGGCCCTGCGCGGCGTGAAGCAGGTGATCCAGGCGCTGAAGGATCTGGGCCTGGCGCAGTTCCTGCGGACGAAAGAGGAAGTCAACAAGGAAGCGATTCTGGCCGATCCGGAAGCGGTGTCGATGGTCACCGGGATCAGCGTCAAGCAGGGCGAGGACTTCGTGATCAAGCCGTGGGATACGGGCCTGGATCAGGAGCGCGCTGCATGAACGCGCCCGTCGGCTACGACGCCCTCCGCGCCGGCATCAACGCCGAGCGGGTCAAGGCGCACCTGCAGCAACACTGCCAAGGCGCGGCGCGCGGCTTGAGTGCGGCGCAGATGGTGTTGCAGCTGACGGGCCGGCAGTACTGGCCAGCCGCCGAGCGCGCGCTGCGGATGATGGTGGAGAGCCTGCGCGCCGAGGGCCTGCCGATCTGCGCCACGCCCAACCACGGCTACTTCTGGGCCGAGACGCCCGAAGAGCTGGACCGCACCTGCGAGTACTTGTACTCGCGGGCGATGACCAGCCTGACCCAGATCGCCCGCATGAAGCGGGTGTCGGTACCGGATCTGCGCGGCCAGCTGCGCATGCCGCTGGCGCCGGTGCAGAGCGAGCGCGCGGCATGAGCAAGACCTGGTCCAGCCCCGCCCTGCGCCGCCGCAAGCTCGCGGCGATCCACGTCGCCAAGACACAGCTGCAGATGGCCGAGGAGAGCTATCGCGCGCTGCTGCAGCGCGTCTCGGCCGAACACGGCACCGCCTGTGACAGCGCCGCCAATCTCACGCCCAACCAGGCCGCAGCTGTGCTTACCGAGATGGCCCGCCTGGGCGCGAAGCTGGAGCGAGTCCAGACCCGCAAGGGCAAAACCCGGCCGGGCAGCTACCCGGGCAAGCCGGACAACTACGCCAAGCTGCCGGCGACGATCGCGAAGGTGGAGGCGCAGCTGGCCGACATGGGCCTGAGCTGGGGCTATGCCGATGCCATCGCCAAGCGCATGTGGGGCGTCGCGAAAGTGGCGTGGCTGCAGGGCGGTGTGTGCAAGCAGAGCGGCCGCAAGATCAGCCAGGCCGAGCAGCTCGCGGCGATCGTCGCGGCGCTGGACAAAGAGCAGGCCCTTCGCGATGGGTTGGCCTATGTGCAGCTCTGGTGCCGGTACCACAACGAGACCGTCGAGCAGCTCGCCGAGCGCCTCAAGCTGCCCGCCAAGTGGCCACGCCGCGTGGAAACGATGAAGCGCCTGTGCGAGCGCCTGGAAACATGGAGCGAGGACGCACTGGCCCGCAGAGAGGCCGACCTGCGCGCGGCGCAGGGGCGCGGCGTGCTGAACAAGCGGCCGAAGGGCTGGAGGGATTCGGAGTGAACCGGCTTGACATCGGTCGATATCAGGGCGCAACCTGCCGCCGTCTGCACGCAACGGTGCAGATCGGGCTTGGCGGCCCGTGTCCTGGGGTGCAGCAGCGCCCATCGTCCGATGCCGGCGCTTTTTTCTTGCCCGCGCCATCGGCGATGGGCGCGCTGTGCAGCGCCACCGCTCAACGGCGGGCGGCGCAGGGGAGCCGCAAGGCTCGCCAGTCCTCAGGCTGGTCCGCCAACCCCGCGTCGTCCGTCACCTCGCTTGGCGGCTTGGTGCCGGACTCACTCAACCCTGAGGAGTCATCCATGAGCTTGACCATTACCGAGTTCGATCACGTCGAAGAGCCACTGCACCGCGCACGCGGTCTGCTGGCCATGCTGGTGCGTCTGTGCGACCAAGTGCCGCCCGGTGTGCCGCAGATCGACGTAAATCCCGAGCACCTTTCCATCGCGCTGGGCTATGCCCACGACGACATCGAAGTGGCCTATCAGCGCCTGAGTGAGCTTCCCCACAAAGGAGAGCGCCATGTCTGATCAATTCGATCTGTTCCCCGAGACCTTGCTGGTCACGCTGGATCGTGGCCGGGTGTACACCACCTCGCTGAAGGTGGCGGAGTATTTT